GAATCAGAAGTACCTAGAAGATAAACATGGTCTTTCTCCTCTCCCTACCATTCATTATGGAACAGACCCCATTTGGATAGAGAAGTATCTTAAAGCGGGATATAAGTACATAGCTTTAGGTGGCCTAGTGGGTGGGGCGGATGCAGATGGTTTTATTCCTTGGTTGGATAGAAGTTGGAGGGTAATTTGTAATACACCCAATAGAATGCCTCGAGCCAAAGTTCATGGATTTGGGGTTACCTCTTTCTTTGCAATGACTCAATATCCCTGGTACAGCGTAGATTCCACTTCTTGGTTGAAGTTGGCGGCTTATGGTAAAATGCCTGTTCCTTATCCCGCCAAAGGAGATAAAAAGGGTTTTCGTTTTACTGGTCCTCCTATGATTATTAGAGTTACTTGGCCTCCACATCTATCTAAAACGGAAGAAGAGCATGATTTGTTAGTAACGGGAAAGGCCTTTACTAAGAAAGCCAGTAAACGAAACTCCACTCGACATTATTATGCAATGAGTGAGGAGGAACGAGCCAATGTTGATAATTGGATAGAGCATATTAAAGTACCCATGGGAAGATATAACGAAGCCCAGGAAAAGGTTGTGGAGGATGGACTTCAAAATCATCATACTTATAGAAATTTAGCTTGCATGATGTACTTCCAGGAACTTATTAAACAACTACCTCCTTATCCTCAACCATTAAACCGTCCAATAAAAGCTGTGTTTTTTCCGGAGTTGTTATGAGCCGACCTAAACCAAAAAAAGCTGGAGTTTTTTTCCCTGAGCATCAAGAAGGGGGAAAGAATAGAAATAAACGATTAACTCCCGAACAAAGGAATACTATATTCCAATCCGCTATGAGGGACAAATCCTTTATTCAATTGGGTTTGGAGTATAAAAAAAACGCAAAGTCCATTGAAAGGATATGTTATCGAATAGCCTCTAATGGTAACAAAGAAATGAACCAAAAGATTCATTTTGTAAAAAGAGAGGGGAATAGGTTACTCAGTATTAACCAAGTAGCCAGTCAATTTATCGAATATCAATTATATTTGGTAAAGAAAAAACGAACCGTGGAAGAGGTGTCTAAGTTGATTGGAGCCTCTAAAAAATTAATCAAAGACCATATCCGTTCAAAGGGATGGGGTCAAACCAAAGCCCAACTAGGAGCATTTGAAGATGAAGATTAAGCGTGAAGAGATGTTAAAAGAAATCAATGCAGTGATGCCAGGTTTATCTGATAGGGAAATTATTGAGCAATCCTCTTGTGTGGTATTTATGAATGGAAATATATGTACCTACAATGATGAGGTTGCCTGCTCCTACCCTTCCAAAATAAATATCGAAGGGGCGGTAGTAGCCATGCCGATGGTGAATATCCTGGAGAAGCTAACTGAGGAGTATATAGACGTGGAAACTACGGACTCCTCAGTCCTTATCCGAGGGAAGGCTAAACGAGCCACCATCCGAATGGAAAAGGAAGTTCATCTTCCTATCGCTAATATTGAAAAACCTGGTAAATGGAGTAAGCTGGGGAAGGGTTTTAATGAGGCTTTGAACTTGGTACAGGCTTGTGCAGGAAAGGATGATAGCCAATTCCTCTTAACCTGCGTTCATATCCATCCCGATTATATCGAGGCTTGTGATAATGAACAGGTCGCTAGGTTTAATGACAAGACCGGATTTTCCTCAGAGTTGATGGTTCGGAGAGATAGTATTAAGCATATTGTTTCCCTGGATATGACTCACGTCAGTGAAACCAAAAACTGGGTTCATTTTAAGAACCCCTCGAATCTGATATTAAGTTGTAGAAGGTACAACGACGTTTATCCTGATATGTCCCCCATTTTGAAAGTCAGCGGTTCTCCTTTAACTCTTCCAAAAAGCATAGGTGAAGCTGTTGGAAGATGTGAAGTATTCTCTTCAGAATCCACTGATGACAATCTCCTAACTGTGGAGTTGAAAAAGGGGAAACTACGAGTCAAAGGGGAAGGAGCGCATGGTAATTTTATCGAAAGCAAAAAAATTAAATATGAAGATGCAGATTTGTCCTTTCGTATTGCTCCTTATCTTTTGGTTGACCTGGTGGATAAGCACAATCAATGCGAGGTCACTTCCAACCGATTAAAAATCACCCTCGGTAAATTAGATTATGTAACGGTTTTAACCGTACCGAAGGCAGAGCCTGCTCAAAAGAAAGCCAAAAAAGACAAAAAGAAGTCTAAAACCAAATGAGCGGATTCTTCTCACAATCTAAAATAACCCAGGATGCCCCAACTAATCGTATTGCTAAATGTGGTAGTTGCGGACTTTTCAAGGGGGCGAATAACCCTAAAATGGGTTTATACGGCAAAGGCCGAAAATCCATCCTTTTTATAGGGAGCTGTCCCACCAAGCAGGATGATATAAGAGGAATGCCTTTGGGAAGTAGACCTGGTATTAAATTGAAAAAGGTATTAGATTTCCTAGGACACAGCCTTAAAAAAGATTGTTGGGTGACTAATGCCGTTATATGTCATAGTCCAGAGGACCTTACCTCCCTTCAATTGGATGCGTGTTCCGCTAATCTAATGAGAACTATTAAAGAAAAGAAACCCAACGTCCTAGTATTACTGGGGGAAGACCCCACCATTTCTTTATTTAGTAGATTACGAAAAGAAACTATTTCAAGCGGGGCTCCTTATCTGGGTATGTGTATTCCCAATCAAGAACTAAATACTTGGATTATCCCCACTTATCATCCAGAGGAAGTAATAGAAAAACCCGATGTTCTTAAAGAAAGATTGTTTCGCAAAGACATTAAAAAGGCCTTTTCAAAGAGCAAAGCCCCTCCTTTTGGCACTCCTCCAAATTATAGGAAAGAAGTAGAGGTCATAACCCGACCTTCCAAGGCCTCCAAAATACTTCAAGAGATGACCCGCCAATTAGCCCCTATAGCTTTTGATTATGAAACTAACTGTCTTAAACCAGAATATAAGGGAGCGGAGATTAAATCTTGTTCAGTATGTTGGGGAGGGAAGACCACGATAGCTTATCCTTGGAAGGGGGAGGCAATAGATGCCACTATTGAATTATTGAAAGCCCCTCATGCTAAAATAGCTAGTAATCTAAAATTTGAACACCGTTGGTCCAAAAAGATTCTTGGAATCAAAGTTAAAAATTGGATGTGGGATACAATGATAGCCTCTCATGTTATAGACAATAGACCTGGTATCACTTCCTTAAAATTCCAAGCCTTCGTTTTGCTAGGTCAAGGTAACTATAATAGACATATTGAGCCTTATTTAGAGTCCAAGAAAGGGGAACATCTTAATAATATTCAGGAAATTGAGATTGAGGATTTGTTATTGTATAATGGTTTAGATTCTTTGTTGGAGTATAAAGTAGCGGTAAACCAAATGAGAAGATTAGGAGTGAAAATATGAATAATGGAAAAATTAGGGAAGGGGATATTTTCAAAAGGGATGGTGCTTTTATTCTCGTACAAGGTTTTGAAAATGAGGATGAGGATAGCTTCGCTCAAGTAAAAATGTTTGATTCCATAGGGTTGTTTGTAAAAGAAGATTGCGTGAATGTGCTCGCTTTATACCAAATGAGATTCATTAAAAACATATCGGAAATTGCATGATAGCCCAAGCCACCACTATTGACGCTTACAAACTGATGCATGAAGGAGTTCTTGCTCTAGCTCAAGTCGAAGCTAATGGCATGAAAATTGATTTGAATTACCTGGACAACGCTTTGAAAGAAAATAGTAAAAAGATAGCAGTTCTTTCGGAGGAAATCAAATCCGACAAAGTCGTCAAAGTTTGGAAAAAAAGATTTGGTACTAAAACCAATCTAGATAGCGGTGACCAATTAGGTAAAGTTCTATTTGATAGTTTGGGATATGAGTGTAAGGAAAAAACGGACAAAGGTAAACCTAAAACGGATATAGGTTCTCTAGAAACACTGGACATACCTTTTGTAAAGAAGTATCTTTATCTGAAAAAACTAAAGAAAGCACAAGCCACCTATCTCAAAGGGATTAAAAGGGAAACTTGTAATGGTTTTCTTCATCCTGTATTTAATCTACATATAGCCCAAACTTTTAGGTCTTCTTCTGACTCCCCTAACTTCCAAAACCTGCCCATACGAGACCCTATGATGGCGGAGCTCATTCGTAGATGTTTTATACCTAGGAAGGGTGGAAGAATAGTAGAGACGGATTATAGCGGTATTGAGGTGCACGCCGCAGCTTGGTATCACAAAGACCCTGTAATGTTAAGCTATATATGCGACCCGTCCAAGGACATGCATAGGGATATGGCAGCCCAATGCTATAAATTAAGCACTAAACAAGTAACCAAATTAATACGATACTGTGGTAAAAACAAGTTCGTATTTCCACAATTCTACGGGGATTGGTACCTTAGCTGCGCTCCAGCTCTTTGGTCTTCCATTGACCAATTAAAGCTGGAGACAGCTAAGGGAACTCCTCTCAAGGAACATTTAGCCAAAAAAGGAATATATGATTTGGGTTCCTTAAACCCAAAAGTGTCTCCTGTAAAAGGAACCTTTGTTCATCATATAATGGAGGTGCAAGAGGACTTTTGGGGAAGGCGTTTTAAAATCTATACTGATTGGAAAAACGATTGGTGGGAAAGCTACAGAAGAACAGGAAAGTTCCAAACTTTAACAGGATTTGAAATTTCCGGTTGGATGAAAAGGAATGAGGTTATCAATTATCCGGTACAAGGAGTAGCATTCCATTGCCTGCTTTGGTCTTTGATTAACCTTCAGAAACAACTCAAAAAATACAAAATGAAAACCAAGATAGTGGGACAGATTCACGACTCCATAGTATCGGATGTGCCAGATAAAGAATTTAAGGATTATTTAGAGATATCTAATGAAGTAATGACCAAAAAAATAGTAAAACACTGGCCTTGGATTATTACTCCTTTAGAAGTAGAAGCGGAAGCTAGCCCCGTAGATGGTAGCTGGTTTGAAAAGAAAGCAATTAAAGTAGCATAGAAAGGAAACAAAATGGAACTTTACAAAAAATATAGACCTAAAAAAGCAGATGAGGTTATAGGGCAGGACAAAGCCCTTACTGCTCTCCGAAGAATGGTGAAAGCGGGAGCCATACCTCATGCTCTCCTTTTTACTGGACCAAGTGGATGCGGTAAAACTACCTTAGGAAGGATAGTTACGCGGGCTCTTAAATGCGACAAGATTGATTTTCAAGAGGTCAATTGTGCGGACTTCCGTGGCATTGATATGGTTAGGTCCATTCGTAGTAGGATGGACCAAGCCCCTATGGGTGGGGACACCCGAGTATGGCTTATTGACGAAGCCCATAAATTGAGTAGTGATGCGCAAAACGCTTTCCTTAAATTATTGGAAGACACCCCACTTCATGTGTATTTCATGTTAGCCACTACAGAACCTAATAAACTACTTAAAACTATTCGTACCCGCTGTACCGAAGTTGGGGTAAAATCCCTGTCCGAAAAGGAATTGGTTCAACTCTGTTCCGATGTGTTGAATAAAGAAAAAGTTGAAAGATTTCCCATCGATGTACTTGAAAAGATAGCGGAACATTCAGAGGGTTCCGCCCGCAAGGCTTTGGTACTATTGGACCAAGTTTACCGCTTAGATAATGGTCAGCAGATGTTAGAAGCTATTGAGAGCACCGAGTCCAAATCGGATTCAATTAAAATAGCTCGCCTGCTAATGAACAAACGTACTACCTGGAAACAAATGGCAGAGCTTTTGAAAAACTGCGACTTGTCGGAACCTGAAGGCCTTCGTAGGATGATTATTGGATATTGTAAATCCGTCATGCTCAGTAATAGTCTTTTAACCCCTCGAGCTTTTGTGGTATTGGACACTTTCAAAGACCATATGTATGACAGCGGGGCAGCTGGTTTAGTGTGGGGTTGTTATGCCGTACTTTCTGGAGAATGATTCAAAAAAACCGTTTGAAAAACCCTTTAATGTCGGATAATATACTATGGGAAAGAAATATTATTTATTTGAGTTACAGCGTCATGGTCATTGTAGTGACGAACGAGTTTTGGTTTTTGTTGCTTGTAGTGAGAGAAAACAGGATATGAAAGATGAGGCTAAAAACAATAATCGCTTGTTTTCTCCTGTTATTTTAGAAGTAGATGAGCTCTAAAAAGGAAACGAAAATGAAAGATTCAATTACAGTACAGGATATTGACCCTAACGCACTTGACGAGCAATGGCTTATGCAACCTTCTCTCTATAGGAAATATGCCACCAAATTAGCTAGGGCTAGGCAAGAAGTAGGCAACGCAGAGATAGGGGTGGATGTTTGTAAAACCGAATTGAAGGAGATTGAAGCGGAAGTTCGCCTGAGTATTATCTCTGACCCTGAAAGTCACGGCATCCTAGGCAAACCTACTTTAGATACCATCACCGCGGTACTAATCATTAACGCCAAAGTCAAAAAAGCTCAAGGTAAGTTAACTGCCGCCAAAAGGGTTCAAAATGAAGCTTGGACCTCTGTTAATCTTTGCCAAGCTATTGTGGACTCATTGGATCAAAAGAAAATAGCTCTCCAGGAACTGGTACGACTTCACAGCCAATCTTACTTCTCCACTCCTTGGATACCTTCCACCGATGAAGGTAGGGCCTTCGTAGAAGAAGTGAAGAAGCGGAAGGCTCGGGTAACTTTAAGAAAGAAAAAGGAAAAGAAATGAACAGTTTATTTACCCTTATTTGGTACGTTGCTTTGCTTGTTCTTTTTCCTATGTATTTAGGGGCAACCGCTAAAATAGTGTCCTATTTTTGGCACATAGGTAAATTCAAAGCAATAAAACATAATTGTCTAAAAACCCCTAACAATTAATTAACAGGAGTATCGAAAATGGCCAAAAAGAAAAAAACCAAAATGTCAGCTGCGGAACGAGCAAGACGCCGAGCCGCCAATCATACTTCAGGAGGAGCCAGCACCACTTTGCGTCTCCCTTCTGGGGTAGAGTTTTTCTCCCCTAAGAAAGGAAAGTACCTGGTGGATATTCTTTCCTATCCAGTAGGTAAAGGTAATCCCTGGTGTGAGGAAGGGGAAATGTATTTCGAGCGGACCTACTTCGTTCATAGAAATGTAGGTATTGAGAATCAGTCCTACATTTGTCCGCGATTGACGGCGGAACTGAAATGCCCTATCTGTGAATATAGGGCGAAACTTCTTAAGGAAGGGGCAGACAAAGACCTTATCTCCAGTTTGAAACCCCAGGAACGACAGCTATGGAATGTCATCGACGCCACCGACCGCAAGCAGGTTATGCTGTGGGACATTAGCACCTTCTGTTTTGGCGCTCAGTTGGATGGTGTTATTAACGAATGCGATGAAGATGAAAACTTCGCAAACTTTAGCGACCTTGAAGATGGGTACACTCTGAAACTGGGAGTTGACCAGGAGTCAGGTCAAGGTTTTACCTTTATAAAGGTAAACCGAATCGGTTTCAAACCTCGTAAAAAGAACTATGACGAGTCCATTTTAGAAAAACTATACAATCTGGACGACCTCCTCATCCTTCTGGATTATGACAAGCTGAACAGTATTTTCCTTCAAATGCCCTCTGGCAAAAAAACTGAGGACGATGACGACGATGACGATGACGATGACGATGTGGATTCGAAGAAGTCCAAGAAATCCAAAGGTAAAAAGAAGACTGCTCCAAAACCCGAGCCTGAAGAGGAGGATGATGATTTCGACCCCGAGGATGACCTCGATGAAGAGGAAGAAGTAGAAGAAAAGGCTCCTCCGAAGAAAGGTAAAAAAGCCAAAAAAGTGGAGGACGAAGACCTCGATGATGATGACCTAGACGACGATGACGATGACGATGACGATGACG